AAAAAATATGAAAGAAGATTAAAACAATATAGGAGTATAGAAACATCTGTTACAGGATGTGTAGGTCAAAATAGTGATATACATAGTAAAAATCAAATAAGTAATAAAGTTGAAAAAGCAGCATTAGAAACTATAGAAATAAATGAGAAGGAAATAAGAGAAGCGGAAGAAAGAATAAAAGAACTAACAAAAGAGATTGAAGATTTAGAGGATAAAGTACAAGAAACATCTATAAGATTATCAGCACTAAAATACAGAGAAAAAGAAATGTTATATGCATTTTATGTAGAAGGACGAAGTTATGAAGATATAGGAAATAATTTATATTTTAGATTATTTAATCAAACAAGAGAAGTAGGTGCAATAAGAAAAATAATCGAGAGAGCAACAGAAAAAATGTTAAAATTATAAAATGTCACACTTTTTTATCACTTTTTTACCTTGTTTTGATAAAAATAATTATAGTATAATTATAATAGCTAGAAAAGTTTATAGAAACGATCTAGTAAAAATTAAATAAAATTGGTCTCATACAAAAAGAGTTGATTAGCCAAGTGCAGTCAGCTCTTTTATTATTTAAATAAATCGGTTGAATGCGTGGGTTTCACAGGGACTCGAACATGGAAACATCTGGCCCAGATACACGCCTGATGAGAAAGCTGACTACTTTCGAAACATACCTTAAGGACATGTACTTAATTATGAATGTCAACAGGTGTGTAGCGTGGAGTCTTCCAATCTGGGGAATAACTGAAGACCTAGGAGTCCTACACATTGAGCTGATTTATTTATTGAATATTAGCGATACTAGATAAGCTAATATAAAGTATTTTTCCATAAAAACCTTCTTTCGTTATTATTTATATAAACTATTTGCTATGTAGCCGATTCTAGTTAAGGCTAAATATAAATAGTATGAAGTGATATATAAAAATATTAGGTTATAAGTTTTGTAGTGATAATAAAGTACGTACATAAAACACTAGTTTTTCCTTACGTAAGTAAAAAACGTTATATCATTTCATAGTGTCTATATGACACAATATAAACGGCTTTTATCTATATAGATAGGCGAATACTACTGAATAAGGTAGTATGAAATAGTGTTAAAGCAACAATCGTCGAGTTGAAGCCTAGGACTATATACTCGGGTACCTACACTATTTCATAGTGCTTTATTAAAAAAGGAGGAATATAAATGTCTCCAGAGTCGATGATAAAAAGATATGAAAAAGAAATGTGCAGTAATTGTAAAGCAAAATGCACAAAAGGAATAGTAATATTTACACAAACAGTAGAAGTAGGAAATGAAATAAAAGAAATAGTATGTGCAAAATGTGTGGATTATGAAAGAAAAGATAAACCTAAAAAAGTAAAACCAGTTTTAAACTGGCAGGAGTGGTAAAATGGCAGAGCGATTTGAAGTAAATGATAAATTGATATTTACAGGACATGAGTATAATATAGCTAAGATATATAACTACGAGGATTTATTTAAAGATAAAGAATTGATAGTTGAAAACATATTAAGATGTCCATGCGAAAAAAATGATAATGATAAAATAAAATTTAATGGGATAGAGCGGGTATTATCGCTCTGTCTTTTTTAGTAGAAAGGAGACGAAATGAAAAGTTTATTTGAAGTATTAAATAAGAACCTAGGAAAAGATTACAAGAGTATTGATGAAATGATAGCAGATGGAGCAAACCTAGATGGAGAAATAATAATGCAAACAGTATATCAATATATGTTATATCAAGAACAATTAAATAGAATTGATCCAGAGCTAATAAAGATTGCAATAAATGTAATAAAAGAAAAAGCAGGAGAAGAAAAACAAGATGTATAGTCCAGAGCAGATAAGACAATTAATTGCAGAAGGAAATAAAAAGAAGTTCTATGATGATAGTTACTGGAAGAAGTTATCAAAAGAAATATTAGAAAGAGATAACTTCGAATGTCAAGAATGTAAAAAAGAAGGAAAGCTAACAATAAAACAACATAAAAAGAAATTAGATATACATCATATAAAAGAGTTAGAAACAAATCCAGAGTTAGCATATGTAAAAAGTAATTTAGAAACAGTATGTGTACATCATCACAATATATTAGATGAGAAAACATTTAATGTTAAAAAGAAAGAAAAGTTTATGAATGAAGAAAGGTGGTAATGATATGCCAAGAGCAAAGAAAGTAAAACCAATTGAGGAAGAATTAAAAGAAAATGAAATCAAAGTAAATGAAGTAGAAGCGGAAGTTGATACAGATACTAAGAATGAAGAAGCGGAAAACATAAGAGAAATGGAACTAGAAATATATAAGAAAGTATATAAGGTTTCAGAACTCCTAGAGCTTACAGAAAAGAAAGACAAGACTTATGCAGAGAAAGAAATTGTAAATAGATTCAGAGAGTTAATGCTTAACTACTACAGAGGGATAGAATATGCAACACTAAGAAACTGTTGTGGTAAAACATACACAGTAGAAGAATTAAAAGCTAGAGTAGATTATGACATTATAGATAGAAGATGCAGCAGAGGTAATATGAGGTTCGATAAGGTGACAGTAGATACTGTAATTGCTTATGTAGAAAAATATAATAAATAATATACCCCCATTCAAAACTTTTGCTAATTTTTGAAGCTCTCTTGAACGAGGAGCTTTTTCATAAAAACAAAATTTTTGAAAATTTTCGCATGAGGGGAGGGTGAAATTAAAAATGGCTAGAAAAAAAGAAGAAAATTCAAAAGATTATGAAGAATTAAAAGAAGAGTTAAAACAACAGCTTGTAACTAATAACAATTACAATAAAGTTACAAAAGAACTACTTGATAAATATGTAAAATATACAATGATAGAAGATAAGCTAATAAAGGATATAGATGATAGAGGCGTAAATGTCGAGTGGAACAATGGTGGAGGACAAAAAGGCGTTAAAAGAAATGACAGTATAGCCGAGTCAACTAAAGTTAATGCACAGAAAATAAAAATTCTAGATAAATTGGGTATTAAAGCACCGGAATCGAAAGGTGAAGGTGATGAGGATTATGAAGTATAGCAAATATATAGATAGATGGTTCGAGATTGTAGAAAATGAAGAAATCCCAGTTTGTAAAGAACAAAAGATGATGGTCAAATGGTTAAAACACAAGCTAGATACAGAAAAGATAATCATAAAAGAAGAAGAAATAGAGAAAGCTATTATAACTAAAGAAAAATGGTTCGAATATCCATTATTAGACTGGGAAAAGTTTTTGGATGCATGCGAATATGGTCTATATTATGAAGATGGCTCATTGGTGTTCAATGAGTTTTTTATTATGGGTGGAAGAGGATTTGGAAAAAACGGATATATAAGTACAGAAATTTTTTATCAAACTACTAAGCAACATGGTATAAAGAATTATGATATAGATATTATAGCTACATCTGAGGAGCAGGCTCAAACATCTTTTTTAGATGTTCATGATATGATCGATAGTAAACCAAAATTAAAACAAGCTTTTAATATCACAAAGGAAGAAATAAAAAATAAAACAACAAAGTCAAGTATAAAATATAATACGAGTAATTCTAAGACCAAAGATGGTAGAAGACCACGGACATATTTTCTTTGATGAAATACACGCATATGAAGACTATAAAAACATTGATGTTCATACTTCAGGTGGAGGAAAAAAGAAAAACTATAGAGTAACATATATTACTACTGATGGAGATGTTAGGGATGGAGTTATTGATGATTACAAAAAAGAAGCTAAAGATGTATTTACAGGAGTAATCAAAAATTCAAGAACATTATTTTTTATATGTAAATTAGATGATGAAAAAGAGGTGGAAAATCCTGATAATTGGTTAAAAGCCAATCCGTCATTAAATGATTTTTCTGACTTAATGAAAACAATGTTAGATGAATATCAGAAAGCTCAAAACAGACCATCAAAATATCATACTTTTATGACTAAAAGAATGAATATTCCACATCAAGATGAAACAAGAGTAGTTGCAAAGTGGGAAGATATTATTGCTACTAATCAAGAAATACCAGAATTAGAAGGAGAATCTTGTATTGGTGGATTAGATTATGCAAGTGTAAGAGATTTCTGCGGTGTTGGATTGCTATTTAAGAAAAATGGCAAGAAAATATGGCTATCACATACATTCATTAATCGAAATAGTCCACATCTACCATTAGTTAAGAAAGAAGTAATAGAAGAAGCTGATTCAAAAGGCGAAATAACATGGGTATCAACACCAACAATACCACCAGAAGTTGTAGCACAATGGTTTATAGATAATATGACAAAATACAATATTATAGCGATTGCAATAGATAAAGTAAAAGCTAATTATTTTATAGAAGCATTTGAAAAGGTAGGATTAACATTAAGAACTGCAACAAATAAAACTGGCGAAATAGTAATAGTACGAAGTGGTGAGTTCACCGATACTATGGTTTATGGAGTATTAGAAGATTGGTTTTCAAATCAAATACTAATTTTTGGTGATAGTACTCTTATGCGATGGTACGTAAATAATACAGCC